ACAGAATTAGGTTCAACTGATAATGGTGATTTACTTTTAGTTTATGATACATCTGCTGGCGATTTAAAAAAGATACAAACACAAAATTTAGTATCACCGTCTAATAAAGTTTTAGACGCTGATTCAGACACACAAATTCAAGTTGAAGAAAGTGCTGACGAAGATGTAATTAGAATTGATACAGGTGGAACAGAAAGACTTACTATTAATTCAACAGGTAAAATGGCACTTACAACTAACGGCGGTGGTTTTATACATAACGCTACTGTCGCAAACGATTTCACTTTAACGAGTGAAAATATGTTATTGGCTGGTCCAGTTTCAATAACAGGCACGGTTACAGTTGACAGCGGGTCAACTATGGTAATCGTTTAATTATATAAACTAACTTTGGATTGACTTACGAGGCAATCCATTCAATAGGAGAAAATAAAAATGGCACATTTTGCAAAACTAGGTGTTAACGGCAAAGTTCTTTCAGTAGAAGTTGTCGCTGACGCAGATTGTCAAGGCGCTGACGGTACGGAATTAGAAGATGTTGGGATTCAGTTCTTAACAAGAATTCACGGTTGGCCTTTATGGGCAAAAACTTCTTACAATACAAGAGGTGGAAAATACTATAACGCTGATGGTACAGAGCATTCTGACCAAACTAAAGCGTTTAGAGGTAACTATGCAGGTATTGGTTATACTTGGGACGAAGATAATAACATCTTTTGGCCAAAACAACCACACGCAAGTTGGACTAAAAATACTTCAACTGCTTCGTGGGACGCACCAATCACTTATCCATCAGTAACAGATGACGGGGCAGACCCGGTTGTTTGGAACTGGTCAATTACTTGGAACGAAACTGCTTACCAAGCCGACAACACTAAAGGTTGGAAAGGCACAAAATCTAATGTAGATGGTTCAGCACATTCTGATACAGCTACATACGATTGGAATGGTTCAGCTTGGGTTGCTGAGTAATCTAAATTATTAAATTAAATTGAGGTGATATTATGCTTGAAAAAAAGCAATTGCATGAGTTATTTGTTATTACTGGTAAGTTAGATGATGTATCAAGTGTTGATATTAATATGCTTAAAAACCATGTTTTATCAAACTGGTCATTAAATAACAGAATTAGTGATAACGATTTTAAATACGAACACGATTATAGTAAAGTTCCATATCACCAACACATTCAATGGTTACAGGACTATGTGAGAGACCATTATCGTTTAGAATATGGTCGAACACTAGTTCCTGTACCCAAAAATAGTGTTGCAGGAATTGTACAAACAACTGGTGAAAAGATTAATACACATAATCATTTAGACGCATTTGATTTACATGGTTCTCCAGATGTTTCTTGTTTATATTGTGTAAGTTCAGGTGAAAAAGAAACTTCGGTTACTTTTGACTACAATGACGGTAGAAGAAAAGGCTGGAGTTGGAGAGTGCCAATGAAAACTGGACAATACATATTGTTTAGTCCAGAAATGAACCATTATATTGGTAAAAATGAGAATAAAGATTTTCTTATTAATTTATCATTTAGGTATCATTTAATTTAGGACATAAATATATGGTAGAGGATAAAAAACAAGTATGGCACTTACAAAATTACCAAAGGCAGGTTTAGCAACTGGCTCAGTTTCTACGAGTCAGATAGAAGACGGTACTATTCAAAACCAAGAGTTTGAAGACGGTACACTTACTAGTGCTAAATTGGCCGACTCTACCATAGCCAACGCAAAACTTTCAAATTCTTCATTTACAATTAACGGCAGTTCGGTATCTTTAGGTGATTCTATTACTGCTCAAGCTACTGTTGAATGGCAATCAGTTGTAACTACAAATACAACTATGGTTTCTGGTAAAGGTTACTTTGTAAACACCACATCTGGTGCTATTACAATGACATTACCATCAAGTGCTTCTACTGGTGACACAATTTCAATAAAAGATTACGCTGGTACTTTTGGTACAAACGCTTGTACAATTGCAAGAAACTCACATAAGATTCAAGGTGTTGAAAATAATTCAATTTTAGAAACAAATAGAGCTTCGGTTGTTTTAGTTTACGCTGACGCAACAAAAGGTTGGTTATACACAGACGAACATAATGTAGCCGATTTACAATCAAGTACATTTATTACAGCTACAGGAGGAACTGAAACTACAACTGGTGATTTTAAAATTCATACCTTTACATCATCTGGTTGTTTTGCTGTTTCTACAATAGGTGTAGGAGCTTTAGGTGGTCCAAGTAATGTAGATTATCTTGTGGTTGCAGGTGGTGGAGGTGCAGGAGCTTACGGTGCTGGAGGCGGAGGCGCAGGTGGCCATAGAACATCTTTTCCTAGTCCAGGTTGTAATGCTGGTGCTTTTCCTATTTCAGTTCAATCTTATCCTATAACAGTTGGCGCAGGCGGTGTAGGAGGTGACCATTCACCGGTTGTTGCAGCTACTCCAGGTTCAAATTCAATATTTTCAACAATTACATCTGCTGGTGGCGGAAAAGGTGCTGGCGGCCAAGAACCTAGAGCTGCTGGTTCTGGTGGTTCTGGCGGTGGTGGAGATAGAGATAACACATCCGCTGGTTCAGGAAATACTCCACCTGTTAGTCCATCACAAGGTAATTCTGGAGGTACAGGAATATTTGCCGCTCCAAATTATGGAGGTGGCGGTGGCGGAGGCGCTGGTGCTTCTGGAGGAAATGGTACAAGCGGCTCAGCAGGTAACGGCGGAAATGGTTTAGCAAATTCAATAACAGGCGCATCTGTAACAAGAGCAGGAGGCGGTGGTGGCGGAACTTTCAGTTCAGCTAGCGGCGGTTCAGGCGGTAGTGGCGGAGGCGGTAGTCAACAACCAGATTGTGGACAATCTGGAACAGCAAACACCGGCGGCGGAGGCGGTAGTAATGTTTATACTGGTGGTGTTGCTGGAGCAGGTGGTTCAGGTATAGTTATTATTAGGTATAAGTATCAATAAGTTTTATAAATAGTAAAAAGAGATTAGAGATTAACACATGGCACTAACAAAAGTAACAAAATCAGGTCTTGCAGACGATTCAGTTGACGCTTCTAAATTAGAAGACGGTACAATTGTAGCTGCCGACATAAATGATGGTACAATTACAAACGCAAAATTAGCCGGTTCTATTGCAAACGATAAATTAGCAAATTCAACTATCACACTAAATGGTAGTTCATTAGCATTAGGTGGTTCTGCTTCAGTATTAACCTTTGATTGGCAATCAGTTGTAACTACAAATACAACTATGGTTTCTGGTAAAGGTTACTTTGTAAACACAACTTCAGGTGCAATCACTATGACATTACCTGCCTCACCAAGTGCAGGTGATTATGTAGCAATAAAAGATTATGCGGCTACTTTTCAAACAAATTCTTGTACTATTGCTCGTAACAGTTCAAATATTCAAGGTAACGCTAACGATTCAGAATTAAGCACGACTAGAGCTAGTGTTGTTTTAGTTTATGTAGATAGTACAAAAGGTTGGTTATATACAAACGAATCTAATGTGGCCGATTTGGAAAAACCTAGTTTTGTTACCGCTACAGGAGGCACAATAACTACATCAGGTAATGACAAAATTCATACATTTACATCTTCAGGATGTTTTGTAGTATCAAGTTTATCAAACGAATCTGGTAATAATAAATTAGGTTATTTAGTAGTTGCCGGTGGCGGCGGAGGTGGTTACTTTGGTGGCGGTGCTGGCGCTGGTGGTTTTAGAGAAGGAAGATGTGGTCCAGTCACACCTTACACAGATTCTCCTTTGAGCACTTCAGGTTTAACAGCCACAGCAACAACATTCCCTATTACAGTAGGTGCAGGTGGCGCCGGTAGCACAACTCCGCAAGTTCCAGGAACTCAAGGCGGCAATTCAATTTTTTCCACAATCACATCTACTGGAGGTGGTGGTGGTGGTTCTGACGCTGGTGCAGGAACACAATCTTCAAGGTCTGGTGCAAGTGGTGGTTCAGGCGGTGGCGGCGCTAGTGGAGGCTGTACTCCGGGACCGACAGGACCTGGTATAGGAGGAAGTGGAAATACACCTCCTGTGAGTCCACCTCAAGGAAATGGTGGAGGCACTGCTCTTAATGATGCTGGCGGTGGCGGCGGAGGTGCTACAGCTAGTGGATCTACCGCTCCAGGACCTGCTGGTGGTAATGGTGGTGCTGGTGGCACTACACACATAACAGGAAGTCCTGTAGCTTATGCCGGAGGCGGCGGTGGCGGAGGTAGATGTGAAAATGGTAAAAGTGCTGGTTCTGGCGGAACTGGTGGCGGCGGTAACGGTAGTGGTACTGGAACAGGTAGTGCAGGTACAACTAATACTGGCGGTGGCGGAGGCGGTGGATATTTTCCAGGCGGCGCTGGCGGTTCAGGTATTGTAGTTATTAGATACAAATTTCAATAGGAGTGATTATGAACATCTTTAAAAAAATTAAAAATTTTATTTTTCCAAAACCTCTAGTTTTAACAAAAGAAGTTAAAAAAATTGATACAAAAGGTTTAGAAAAGAAAACAAAAGCCGAGTTAGAAAAACTTGGCAGAAAAATTGGTGTCGAATTAGACAAGAGATTAACCAAAGCAAAACTAATCTCACAGATTAAAAAACAAAATAAAAATTTATAAATTTAACTGAGGTTATATAATGAGTGAAAAACCAAAAAATGTAATATCTATTGACGGTAAAGATTATGATGTAGATAAACTGCCATTAGAATTAAGAAATTATATTGTGGCAAGACAAGAAATACAAACATCAAAAATCAGACATGAAATTGAATTGGAAAAAATTGAAGTATTAACAAATTACTACAATGGTAAAATACAAGAGGGTGTAAAACAATTCAATGGCAGCGCTAGCAAATCTTAGGATAGACCAAGGAGCTTCTTTTAGTTCAGATGTAACTGTAACTAATTCAGACGGTGATGTGGTTGATTTATCAGGATACACTACATCAGCAAGAATGGCCAAAAGTTATGGCGCTTCATCATATGTTGATATAACTGCTTCAGTAGCCAGCGATGCTACAACAGGTGTTATAGAATTAACACTAACAGACACACAGACAGCAAATTTAGACGCACCATCAAGGTATGTTTATGATGTCTATATTACACAAACCTCATCAAGTACCGTT